GACACCTTCCAGCCTAAGATTGGTTTCAAGACACGCTACGGCATGGCTCCGAACCCATTCGCTAAAGGTGCTAGTGATCCTGATGGCGCTGCAGCAATCGAAGTTGACAGCAACGTTTACTATCGACGTACTATCGTACAGAACTTGTTGTAATAAAAAGAATCCCAAAAGGGACATTTTTGAGAGGCGCTACGGCGCCTCTTTTTTTTGGTTCCACACTTTTATAAATATAATTAACCTCCAGTGGGGATTACGATATATGCGTTCACGTGGATGTATACGTGGTAGTTTACGCTAACAGGAGGAAATGATGAGGTATATACTACTATGTCTGGCATTCGTGAGTCTGGGTGCCTTTACACAGACAGTTATCAACTACGATGACGGATCGACACTGACCCTTGAGGAAGGTGAACAGATCATGGTCACAAAAGGCAAGCTGTATCAACAGCGTACCTATAACAACGGCCGAACTTTTCAATTTAAAGAGTTTCCCGAAACTACTCGCCGTGATTATGTACCTGTAGATAATGGTACTGATGGCGAAGCGTTTGGTACTCACGCATGGTGTAAAGCATACGTACCATGGTCTGAAGGTTATACTTTCACAATGCAATATTGGCAACGTGGATGTGACACCAACAATGACGGTACATATGGTTGTGGTGACGAGAAGTTTGACGCATCTGATGACGCGAACGTTTGTCCAGCAGGATAAACTATGGCATATACTAAGAGACGTTTCGGCGTCTCTTTTCTTTTTGGGGCTTGACATACTTTCTACACGTTGTTATAATCTATTTGTCCGTCCATAGCCATATAAATACCTCCACCATTAACCCTTGGAGTCCTTACTGTGGCTGAATTTAATAAAAACATGTTATCTCCAACTGGATTTTCTTTTCACATCCAGAAACTGCCTGAGTTTAACTTTTTTGTACAAGAGGTAACTCTACCGGGAGTTAATCTTCCTCTTGTTGAACAACCCAATCCTTTCAAAAAGATTCCTGTATCCGGTGACCATATTGAATATGGTGACCTTTCTGTAAGTTTTAAAGTCAATGAAGATTTAGGCAACTATATTGAAGTTTTTAACTGGATTAAAGGTCTAGGTTTTCCAGATAACTTTGGTCAGTACAAAGACCTAGCGAATGCAGACAGCGCCGCTGGCCAAGGCCTTGAGTCTGACGCATATCTTATGGTTTTGTCAAGCGCCATGAATCCCATAGTGCGAATTGACTTTATGAATCTCTTTCCGACCAGTCTAACAGATATTGTCATGAATACACAAGACAGTGCTTTAGAGTACGTTACAGCAACCGCCACATTTAGGTTCTTAAATTACAAGTTTACAAGCGTATCCTGATATGTTAGAATACCTGTAAAGGTATAACTATATCGGAGACATCATGACACTTGAAGAAATTTTTGATGAATGGGCACAAGACAGTAAGATCGATAGAACCAATCTAGGCAATCACGCAATTTCGATTGCAAAGTTGCATCACAAGTATCACCAGTTTTTGTCAAAAGAAAGACTGCTTACCAGTAAGTTGCAAGCAGAGATGAAGACATTGAAACTTGACAAGAACGAATTCTACGGTGACGGACCCAATCAAGATCACATTGAAAAAGGATGGAAACTTCCGCCGAAGGGAAGAATATTGAAGTCTGATCTGCCAAACTACATCGAAGCAGACAAAGACATTATTGAACTTAACTTAAAGATTGCATACCAGAACGAGAAGGTCGAACTTTTGATTTCTATTCTGAAGACGATCACCAATATGGGTTTTCATATCAAGTCAGCCATCGACTATCAAAAACTGACAAGCGGTGAAATGATTTAACGAATGATTATTATTACCAAGAACGACGAAGTTTACAATCATATAGATTGTCCCGACATGGGAACTCGGCAGGAGTTGTGTGACTACTTCACCTTCAAAGTGCCTGGTCACCAGTTTATGCCGGCGTTTAAAAACAAAGTCTGGGATGGTAAGATACGACTCTTCAACACACAAACTGGTCTGTTGTATTCTGGCCTGATGCAGTATTTCGAAAAATTCTGCGAGGAAAGAAATTATGAATATGAGTACACCTACAATACCGCGGCAGAAAACTTCTCTGTCGCAGAAGCTAAAGACTTTATATCAAAACAACGATTTACTATGGACCCTCGGGACTATCAGTTGGATGCTTTCGTTGACGCTGTTCGTTATCGCCGTGGTCTTTTTGTCTCTCCAACAGCTTCAGGCAAGTCTTTTATAATATACATGATCATGAGGTGGCATTTAAAACGCACCTTGATCATTGTTCCCACCACATCGCTCGTACATCAAATGTATTCTGACTTTGAGGACTATGGATTTAAGTCAGAAAAATACTGTCATAAAATATATTCTGGCCAAGATAAAGTCACTAAGAAACCCGTTGTCATCACAACGTGGCAATCAATCTATAAACAACCAAAAAAATGGTTTGAAAAATTTGATGTAGTGATTGGCGACGAAGCACATCTGTTCAAAGCAAAGTCACTGACAAGCATCATGACAAAGCTTGTAAATACAGAGTTTAGATACGGATTTACAGGTACACTTGACGGCACACAGACACATAAACTCGTACTTGAAGGTCTATTTGGTCCGGTCAACAAGGTCACAACAACAAAAGAATTGATGAAGTCGGGAACAGTCGCCGACATGAAAATTAAAATCATCAACTTAACATATGATGACTTTGAAAAAAAGATTGTGTCAAAACTGAAGTATCAGGAAGAAATGGACTTTCTTGTTGCACATGCCAAACGAAATAATTTTATCAAGAATTTATCATTATCACTTGAAGGCAATACTCTATTATTGTTTCAATATGTTGATAAACATGGAGTTTTGTTGTATAATGATATTAAGAAAACCGATACTGAACGACAGGTTTTCTTTATACACGGTGGCGTAAAAGGCGAAGAACGTGAAGAGATTCGACACATAGTAGAAAACGAATCAAACGCGATTATTGTTGCCAGTTACGGAACTTTTTCGACGGGAGTTAACATCAAAAATCTACATAACGTGATTTTTGCGTCTCCTTCTAAATCTAAAATAAGGAACTTACAGAGCATAGGTAGAGCGTTGCGAAAATCAGATACTAAAGACTCGGCGGTGTTGTATGACATATCCGATGATCTGATGTGGAAGAGCAAGGTCAACTACACAATGAAGCATCTCTTTGAACGTATTAAAATATACGATGAAGAAAAATTTGTGTACAAACTCTACAGTGTCAAAATTTGAGGTGAGACATGTCTGAGTATATTAACAACAAAGAATTTTACCAAATGTTGGTAGAGTTTAAAGAACAATGTGCCGAAGCAGAGGCCAATGACAAACCGACACCTAGAGTGCCGGAAAATATTGGCAAATGTTTTATGATGATTGCGACCAAACTTGCAACCAAGTCTAATTTCGTTGGTTACACGTATAAGGATGAAATGATATGTGATGCACTTGAAAACTGTATCGTATCGGTACATAGTTTCAATCCCGAAAAATCAAAAAATCCTTTTGCATACTTCACACAGATTATTTGGTATGCGTTTCTGCGTCGAATCGAAAAAGAGAAAAAGCAAACCTATATCAAATACAAGAGTTTGGAGAATGCGGCCTTTGAAGAGTCTTTGAACGACAGTGGTTCAGAAATCTATTCGAAGTATGATCTTGAAAACGAAAAGATGAAACCCATAATCAGCAAGTTTGAAAAGACAAAAGCCAAAAAGAAAAAAACAAAGACGGGACTGGATAATTTTATAGATGAAGACTAATCGATATCTCTCAATGTATCTTGGTCACGATGCTAGTATTAGCATTTATGATGGCAATGCTGGTCGATTTCATGTTGTTGATCTGGAGAAATTTTCTGGAATCAAACATCTTTCAATGCGTAAATCATATGCAGAACCCGAAGTGCCAGACTGGCATGATCCTCAATACTGGGAACCAAAAAAAATAGAACACAAAGATCAAAACGGTAAAGATTTAGGTTATACTAGTGTTTGTTACGGTGCTAACGTTGACTATATTTTATCTGAAGCGATTAAAGAGTGGGCAAAACAGAATAATGTTGAACCCACTTTTGATGTGGTTTTGATCAAGTTAGCGGCGTCTAGATTTACATGCGAACAGTTTTTGAAAAACAAGTTACCCGAAACAATTAAACTGTTAAAAACAAGTCGAAACCTAAGGGTTAAGTATTATGGCGGATCTACGCACCATAGAAGTCATGCATGGTGCGGTTTTGGTCAGTCTGGATTTACCGATGCAATGACCATTGTGTGGGATGTTGTAGGCGATAACGAACCAACTACTGTATGGGAATTTGAAAATGGGAAACTAAAGTTTCAGGAACGTCAAGAGGAGCTGGCTACGCCAGATAGTCCTCCAACTACACATTGGAGAATAATGCGTACATTTGGACGTGTCTACAATAACGTTGGGACGGCCTGCAAGGCTCTTTCGAATACAAAAGACTTGTTGGATATCGCTGGTAAGCTGATGGGTCTATCAGCCTATGGGGAAAGAAATGATCAAACAGAACTTTTCTGCAAACAGTTTGACATAGAATCTCGGGCGAAACTGAAAACATTTGAACACAACGGACCAGAAAAACGTCAGAAAGATCCAAAAACCGGCGCTTGGATGATAAGGTTGGATGTTCCTAATGATGAACCTACGGTGAAAGACAAGCAAGGTCGTCAAGTAACGTGGGGCATTGATTTTAAAAATTACGCAGAACTTAACTGGGATATTGCAGCGATGCTAGGAAACCCGGGATATAAAAGAGGTAAATGGAAACCAAACATCGACGATGCACCTCTCAGTTTTCATATGATTGATGGCCAACAACAATACGATCTTGCTTGGGCCGCACAAGAATGGTTAGAAAGATCATTATTGCATCTTGTTGAAGAGTTTTACCATAAGATAGTACACGAACATGGTGGTAATTTAGTAATATCTGGCGGATGTGCTTTGAATGTTTTGGCAAACGCT